TGGTTTATCGTTTTTGGGAAAAACTTTTAGTCAACTTGTGGGATTGGGTGGTAAGTCAAACGTATTCACCCAAATCTTAGAACCCAGTCCATTGGCAGATGGCACGTTACCAAAAGGGTGGAAGCCACCCTCTCCGGAGGTCTATTTATACCCGCAGGATATTAAGATCGGTGACTTACCAGTTACCGTATATGCTCCAACGGAGCTACCTCCGGTAGTAGATCCGGACGTCGTGACTATGTCTCCGCGTCCACCGTCCTATCATGGTAGATTACCGATAAAACTAGACCCACGTGCTCCGGTGGTTAAGTTAGAGGAGGAAACGGTAATGTATTCTCCTCCAAGCACTTTAGGTGAGCCACCGCGACAACTCGAATTTAAACCGAACGAAATCGTATCTTTCGAGGATGTCCACGTCGGTAATCCATATAGAGACGTCAATTTAGAAGTACGGAAGTATAGCAACGCTTTTGGAGATAAGCAGTGGCTAGGCCAATCAGACGTGATTATAGGAAGTACGGATTATAAACCGTACAACGAAGCCCGAGCAATTGCCGAATACGAAGCTTGGTTAGCAGCGCAAAACAAGATAGTATCGGATATCGATGTTCGTTTGCAGCCGCGCGTATTGTCAAACGGACAGGTAGGTAACATAATAACAGAAATTTATTACAAAGAACAAAATTTGGCCGTCCGCCCTGCGACCAGGACTAATAGCCAAATAGATAAATTTTCAGAGCTAAGTGTCGAGATGCTAACCCCAACGAGGGTTACAACGAGAGCACGATTAAACGTTCGCGCCGGTAGTAATACAAAAAGGCGCCGAGACGGAAAGTCAAGATACGGAGAAGCCTATTTAGCGATTAAGAGGGTTTTCGATGCGACGATAGGAGGAGAGTTGCCCGAATTGTATTTTATGTTTACAGATAACCTAATATCAAAACCTTTGGGGCGGATAAGACCGCCACTAAGGAAAGGTTACATAACGTTTTGGGACTCACGTGTACAACAGTGGCGCTACAAAGCGAAAACGCCGTATGGTATATACGAAGGATGGCATACAGGGTTTCTACAATTGGACACGGAAGCGTTTATAGTTGACGTAGCAACCAATTTCGTAGAAGATGCATTAATTGGCAAGATGAGCCGAATGGGTAAACGTGGGCACGATTCAATGCTCCAACAATTCGGGAAAACTGGTAGAGAAATAGGATTCCAGTTTGGCCCTACATTGTGACCCCTAGACACAAAATAAAAATTTTGTTACAGTAAAAGCACATACTAGATGTGGTAGGGTTACATACCCGTAATTAACATAATATAACACAATATATATTATGCGAAAAACGAATCTCTACATCTAGGTCAACCCTATGATGGAGGATCCGTTATCAAATGGCTTACAGAACAACTAATCAAAAACGTAGTACGCCCCGCAGTGCTTCTAAGCGTACTACTACTCGTCGCAGTCCTAGTACTGGCAGGATGTCAGCTGCGCGACGAGCCTCCGAAGCCGCCTTTAAACGCGGAGTTAAATCAGGCATGCGGATGCGGCGATCAGGAAGTCGTCGTTCATATATCTACTCATAAGTTACCAGAGATTGAACGAAGGGCCATTTGGCGATGGTTCTTTGAAAATGGGAATACCGTCACACATACCTCGAGTGGTGAATGAGGCGGGTGCGCAGGGCAGTACTTGCAAAAGTTTCTCCCCTGCCCTGCGCGTTAATATCTAAACAGGATTAAAAACATGGCAAATTTATCAAGACAAATCAGAAAGCCCCGTTTCATTATAGGAAACGGTGGTAAATTTGGACGCTTAATACCGTTCAGCTATCACCCGGTTTTCGCGGGTGAGAGTCAGCATAATCTTAAAACTCAGTTACAGTTTATGTCCAAACCCGTTGCCCACAGAATGAGTGGAGCAACAGTTGATATATGGTATTATTATATACCATGGCGTTTGGTATGGTCGGATTTCCCGACGTGGGTAATGGGCGATAGCTCTTTAACCCCTCCGACAAACTTGAACACAGCAGGCGCTGCATTGTTTGGCGATGGGCGGACTTACTATCAGACTACATTATTAGCTTCCAGCTATGAGATGATAGTGAATCAGTATTTTCGTGAGGAGCATGACCAATATTCAATAGCGACCGATCCTGCCGTTCTTCCAATTGTGGATAGAACCGCTGAAACTCAAGGTGATGAGGATTACGAAGCAGAAGATGAAACCATTGACGTTTCTAGCGGTACACTCTCTTTGAAAACCTTGGAACAACATCGTGCAAGGTTGGCTTACGAACGTAAAGTAGAGAGCTTGGACGGCAAATATACATCATTTTTGCGAGCGCAAGGCGTTAACGCAAATGAGACCGTGGCACAAATACCAGAGTTTCTGGGTCACTACCGAAAATATATTAAGCCACAAAGAACCGTAAACGATAGCACAGGACTTTCAGTCCAAACGTTTGCGCACGAATGTACGCATACTTTGTCAAAAAGGCGATTTTTCCAAGAGCACGGAGTGGTTATAGGCTGTGCATCGATACGTCCAAAAGTTCATTTAAATGGGGGTCATAACGCAGATTCCTATATGTGGTCGACCCCGCAGCAATTCCCACATGTGGGGCAATTGGCTGAACACAAAAAGATAGCTAATGACAGCTTCTCTAACAGAAGCGGGTATGAGAACGAAACGGACGGAGCTCCGGACACGTATCTTAACATTGATCACTATCTGTGGAATGGACGTACCCACGTTTTGAACGTGGATAGCAGCTATATTAATGCGTATGATCCGGAGGATGACGAAACAGCATTATATCCGGCGGCCGCGTGGGACTCGGTACCAACGGATAGTAGCGCTGCGCAGCATTTCAATTTTGAAGGTGTCATGTCCAGCAAAATTGCAACACCATTAAGAAGACTAAAGGTTGTGTGATGACTAGTCTGGTCTGGATAATGGTCTTAGGAATGCTTGCATTCAATACTATCATTCTCAGCATATTGGCGGGCTATATCTTAGCCCGCCGCGGTCAGGGCAAGTAAGCCCTGGTCCGCCTACTTGATCTTTATAGCATAAGTGACACCGTTCGAAGGCTCTGGGTACAACAGTCATGGCAGTAGACGTAAAAAAGTGGGGAATGGATTATTATGAAATCTATTCACAACACCACGATAAAGTAGAGGAAATTAATGGGAAACATAATTGTCCCTACCCTAACCGAATTCATTTCGTAGATTCGGAATCACAGAGACCAACAGGAATACTCCAAGAAGTACGGTGCAGAAAATGCGTTAACTGCATGAGAATGCGACAAGCCCAATGGATGTACAGAGGGGCTGTCGAATATATAACCAGTCAGAGGACATGGTTTATAACATTAACGTGGGGAGGAAACGAACCACGTCAATATGAAGATGTGAAGAAGTATTTTAAAAGACTGCGTAAAGCGCACGGGGCTTTTAGATATCTTTGTACAGAGGAACTAGGCGATGAAAACAAACGAATACATTGGCATATCTTGCTTCACTGTAGCGATAACATGTCGTGGAGGGCAGTCACCAGTAAGTGGCCTCACGGACATGTGCACTGCAAAATGGCTCGAACAAGTGGTCTTGCGAGCTATATCGCTAAATACGCCGCTAAAGGCGGCAGAATTAGAGCTAGCCGTTTCTACGGCGAAGAGTCAGGACAGCGTCACAACGATCGCTGGCCTACCGAAGATTTTGAGCACTACTACCGCACCGGAGAGAAAAGCGATAGGCTTGCAAATCTTCAGTTTAGCCACGGGAAATACGGAATAAAGTTTCCCGATCTACAGCGCTTAGCTGAGATGTTTACAAGGGGTGATAAGGAGCCGATAAGTTGCGACACCATCCCTTTTTAGATGTAACTGCATCAGCACGAACAATTGAGAATAAAAGTGCAATTGCTCTTCAAGTTCTTCCTAAAACAGGAACAGAACACGACCCCAGACTACCCCCCCCCACGCAAACAAACACAACAAACAATGTTCTTTTTGCATCGTTTAAAAATATGCGTCGATTTTTAGCTTAAAACTCAGAAAGGGTATATCAATGCCTTTACAAGATTATGGATACAAACCCAAGAAACCGGCTACCAAGTTTAAACCTTCATCAAGAGGAAGGCCGGCGTCTCGAAAAAAACCAAAAGGTTCTAGGCAAAGCGTACACTTAGGAGGTAAGGAAATTACCCCAAGTCAGCCCGCAATAAAACC